TGATATACTCTAGTTACATCTACAGTAGAACTACCACTAAATATTTCAGAAAAATTTCTACCACTTTCAACATCAACTGCTCCAGACATTAAATTATATATTTGAACGGATGCCGTTAAATCTACATATGCTTTTTTAATTGATGTAGAACCCCCAACACCTGCAAGTGTTCCGTATTGTTGAGACATACGAACCGTTGTTGGTAAAAATGAACCATCAACAAGTGTTTGAGAATAATTTGCAACTTTTCCTTTTGGTTGTCCTCTTAAAATATCTAAGTTATTTCTAAGATTGAATTGATTTACTTGTGCAGAATATTCGGATGTTGCTTCTTCAAAACATGCCCAAATTTGTTCATTATCTAATTCAATATTAACAATAGGATATCCCAATCTCTTTGCAACCCAAATGGATGTTCTTGGTGCGTCATTTATAAAATCAGTATCATTGTCATATATTCCGAACGGAGTTGGCATTAATGATGATGAAAATTCTAAAGTTGATGAACCTGACCAGTATGTATTTACAGACATATCTAAAATTTATAGTTTTACTACTATAAATATAAGAATAAAAAAAGAGTAGATAAAACTACTCCTTTTATTATAATGTTCTATGATTTTGTGTTCGTTGTATGAATATAACTATATCTGCAATATAAACCGTATCACCAAAAGGTTGTAATTTCCATCTATTTCCGTTTGTTAAAAAGTCTGCATCTGCATAATATTGAAATACTTCGTGGAATTCGTGCCAAGTATTATTTCCTTTTCCAAAAAATAAATCTTTTCCAACTCTTTCATATGGAGTTCCAACGGTATTATCCAATTGAATTCTAATATATGTTCCGTTTGCATTTGGAGTTTTTGCTTTGAAAACTACCGTACACATATAAACATCTGCATTATTTTCAACTTGTATTTTTTGATTGGTTGGATTATAAAACGATACGGATGAATGCATGTGTGTTTCAATCGTATTTCCACCATTATTAGGTAAAGTTACTTCACCCCCAGCAAGACTTGCAGTAAATGCAGATGAGGTTGTATATAATGTATCATCATATCTTGCCCAACCCAAAAGTCCACTACTAAAATCTGCAGTTTTTACATATCCAAATTGACCATCGGGTGTTCTAACTAAGGTATATGACCCATCACGAATTGTATAAATGTCATGTTCATTTAAATCCCATGCTTTAAATTCAATATTTGCGTGACCAGGAATGTGTGATTTCATATACAAATAAATATTATATAAAATAAAAAAGGGATAACTTTCGTTACCCCTTTTCTTTTTATTGTAAGTTTATTACTTATCTAATCTACTCAAAGATTATAAAGTGTTTAAACCTTCAACGATAATCTTACCGTAGAATTCTGGTCTTACGATTTTCTTAGCGTATCTAGTCATAACACCTCTTCTTGGAGTGAAGTTAGTTGGGTCATAAACTAATGGAGTCATAATCAACGGAACATATGGAGCGTATACAGCACCTGTTTCGAAGAAGTTAGAACCTTTGAAACCTAATAAGATTACATTCTCAGTCATGTATGGGTTTTTGTAAACATCATATCTGTTAGAGATTGAACCGATATTAGTAACACCTGCTGCGAAAGTTAACGCATCCTTACCAGGATTTGCAGAGAAACCGTTCATTGATTCTAAAATAGTAGCTACGTTTGGAGATACAACTAAGAAGTTAGCACCACCTCTCATAGTTAACTGATGGATTTTGTTAGATACCTTTTGTAATTTGATACCTAAAGTTTGATACCAAGTACTCTTAGTGTAAGCAGATGCAGCGGCTGCATTTGCGTCGATTGCAAATGCACCAGTTCCTGCGTTATAATCGTATCCAACTCTTGCAGACCAATAATCAGTTGTGAAAGCGTTTTGTTGTAACATATCTAAGATTTCTAAGTCGATTTCTAAAGAGATGTACTCAGACAACATTTGAGTTAACTCAGCTTCAGCGTCTACACTATGGTAAGCGTTTAAGTCTTGAGCTAATTCTGGAGTCCAAATTGCTTTTAATTTTCTTGTCTTAGCAACGATTGGTTCAGATTTCAATTCTAATTCGATTTCTGGGATAGCTAAGTCAGAACCTCTATCTTCGAAGTCACCTCTGTTGTAATCGGTTGGTTGAACGTGGTAAGTCAATACTTGACCTGCCAAGTTAACGTCAGTTGCAGCAGAACCAGAAATGATAAATGATGCAGAACCTTCAGACAATGTAGTGAATTCTGGGAATAAAGTTGTTGTTGCAGAACCAGAAACTTTGAAAGCTTTGATTCCGTTGTAATCAGCGTCAGCTGGTAAACCAACTGTTACTTTCATTACTCTGTGGTTAGCAGTTGCGATAGATGCAGATAATGCAGAATCAAATCTAACATCAGCAACAGATGCAGAAGCTACAGTAGCTGTTACATTTGCAGTTGTGTCGTTGATTGTGTATCCGAATCTACCAGAACCATAAAGACCACCTTCAGTAGCTTGAGTAGAACCCAATTTGTTACCCGCTGGAGATAAATTGTCTTTACCGAAAGTACCACCATTACCGAACATAGAAGAACCAGATGCTGGTCTACCTAAAGTTGTGTTAGTACCATATTTAAAGTCCATGTAGAAAATAAGACCTGAAGGTAAGTTCATAGGTTGTACTGAAACGAACTCTTTAGAAGCGATAGAACCGAAGATTCTTCTTACTAAAGGTAACGCAACACCAGCCCACTCTTCAGAACCTGAAGATGTACCTGTTCTTGTAGCCTCATCTAATAATTGTTTAGCTTGGTTTTCTAACATTACTGCCATACCATGCTTGCTTGTTTCAGAACCTGCGTTCTCTAACAAACCTGTTTTTTCCCACTTAGCTTTCAAACCTCTTGTTTGCTCTAACATAAGAGTTTGAGGGTTTGCGCCAGTCATTAATTTTTTTAAGTCCATTTTAAATGAATTTATTTTTTTTGTTTAATTATTTTATAATACCTGCTAATTTCTTAAATCTGTCGGAGAAATTTGTGCTTTCTGCAATTACTGCTTTAGCTTGTGCTGGCTTAGTAGATTTTGATACTTTGCTAGCAATTCCTTCAGAAATAGATTTTTTAGTAGATTTTTGTGTAGTTGAAGTATATTTGAAGTTCTCTGCTAATGTAGAGAATACCAATTTAACCTCTCTTACTGATTTTGTTCTATCCAAAGTTTCAATCACTTTAACTTTTTGTTCGTTAGTCATGTTGTGTGCTCTGAATAATTTATTAGCGAATAATAACTTAGCGTTTAATAAGTTTACTTCGTTAATTGTTCTTTGTAAAGATTTGATAGTCTTGTAAGCTTCGTTTAATTCAGCATCTTTTTCGTCAGCTTTCTTATCTTCCGCATCACCTTTCATATCATCTTCCATTTCTCTTAAGATTTCTTCTAAATCAACAACTTCTTTGTCATCTTCTTTAGAATCTTCTTCAGCTTCGTTAGTTGATTTCTTTTCGTCATCTTCTTCTTCAGCTTCGTTGGTTGCTTTTTCATCATCTTCTTCTTCAGCTTCATACATAGAATCTTCTTCTTTTTCAGAATCGTCTCCATCTAATTGTGCTTCCAATTCTCTGATGATTGCTTCTAAGTCCATATCATCTTCAGACTCTTCGTCATCAGAACCCATGTCCATTGAATCGTCACCCATTTCAGAATCCATGCCCATGTCATCCATGCCCATTTCATCTTCACCTTCTGCTTGTGCAAATGGATTTTCTTCTTCTTCAGAATCTTCTCCTTCTAATTCTGCCAATCTAGCTTTCAATTCTGCAATTTCTGCATCTTTGTCACCTTCTTGGTCATCAGCGAATGGATTTTCTTCTTCAGAAATGTCTGCTACTTTCTTATAGTCAGTACCAGCTTGTTCTGGCTTACCACTATCTTTTTTTACACCTACTGATAAATCAGTATCTGCATCTAAAGTTGGTGTTGCACCAGGAGTCTCAGCGTATCCTGCTTCAACTTTTGAACCGATTCCAGTAGAATCTAATTCTTCGTCAACTTTTTTAGCGTCATCATCTTCCATTTCTGCTTCTGCTCTCATCTTTTGAGATAAGATAGATTGTAGTCTTGGAGTAAATGCTTCTTCTAAAGCTAACTTTGCGTTTGCTAAAGCGGTTTCTTTAACTGCTTTGGCATCAGCGATTGCTTCTTTCAATAATTTTGAATTTGCCATCTGTTTTCTCCTTAAATTTTGTTGTGAAGTTATTCTTGTAGGGAACTCCAATGTAATTATGTTGATTGTTCGGTCACACCTTATAGAGAAGGGTATTCATTAATCAACGATGTCTTGTAATCTTATAATAAAAAAATAAGATATTTGGTAATAAATATGTAAATTTTTTAGAAAACTAAAGAAAACTACTAAAATAGTTTGTTTTTTCTTATAGTTTCTTCTTTTTGTAACCTTTTTCTTTTAGAGGGTTTAGTAAAATTCTTTCTATCCCTCAATTCTTCTATTTGTTTTGTGGACTGAACTTTCTTTTTATATTCTTTTACTGCCCATTCTATATTCCCACCCTTAACACTAACTATTAACATATTTGGATAATCATTAATGCTTATAACCGGCCAATGCCTTTGTTAAAGCTCTTTCGTATTTATCGTGTAACCTATCTAATAATGTTTTAGCATTTGATAAATTATTTTGATTTGATTTTAAGTTTGATAAAGCTTGTAATTTATCATCTTCGTTTTTTGCATTAAAATATGACTTAGAAAAATCTTTTTGTCTTTGAGATAATGTATCAAATTTACTCAATGCATCAGTATACTCTTTTGCAATTGGATTGAATATTTCCATATCCTTTTTTCTAGGTTCTTCAATTTCTTTTAATGGTATGAGATTTACTAATTTCATATTATTGTAAATTAACCAATTTATATTTTGTAGAGTATAATAATGTTACAATCGTATCTATATCGTTTTGTAACCAACTCATTTGTAATTTTTCGTCTTTTCTTAATTTTGCAACTGCTGCAATCAATTTATCGAAATATGCAATTACATTTTTGATATCATTGTTTGTATCTAAACCACTAACAGGTTGTAATTTAATTAAACCATATTGTCCTTGATAAGCTTCTACTAATCCGTCTACTATTCCACCGATTGAGTCGTAATAATTTCCTAATGCTAAATGTGCAGATAATGCACCAACACCCTTTACACCAACATGGAACGAATGTGTTTGTGTTCTACTATGTAATAATAAAGATGCTAATTGTTCCATTTATTTACAAGTTTTGCATTCGTTTAATCCTAATCTTTGTTTCATAACATCTTCCGATAAATCTGCTATTTCGAAATATCTACCTAACACATGTCCCATATCTTCATAAAGAGCTTCTAATCTTTGTTGTTGAGCCTGTGCTTCTACTGCTTCTTTCTCAAATGAAGTTTGTAATTTCTTTAACTCATTCATATTTCTTTTAATAGTAACTCTATCAAACCAATCACCACCTTCTCTCAAAGTATATTCTTGAGCTGCGTCTGCTATACCACCCAATGTTTCTGCAATTTGTATGATATCGGATTTTCTACTCATACCTTCTCTATGTTGGTTATAAGTTGAAATAATTTCTAAAAAATGCTTTTTTAATTCGGATGGTAATTGTTGAAACTCTTCAGTTTCTTTCAATATATCTCTTAACTTTATCATATACTATTTCTTTAAAATATCGTTTTTCTTAATTTTTGTAATTGCTTGCATTAATTGTTGTCTATCCATACCCAATGCATCAATTATTTTTGCAATAATCAATTGCTCTTTTTTCTTTGGTAAATTGTATCCTTTTACTATACTAATTGTTCTATCCAAAAATCTTTGTACTTGAGATGGTAAAGCAACATCCATATCTTCCAAATCTTCTTTTACTACTTCTCTACCAGGTATTAAATTTATTAACTTTGCCATATTAGTTTAATTCTATTATAATTTCTCTCATTAAATCTTGCGACTTACACCACTTACCACATTCCTCTGCCACCTTTGCCCATTGTTTACTTTCGTTCATAGGAGCCATAAATGCACCATGTGTAGATGGATTAGATACAAAATCCCAACCTACCAGTTCAAAATCTTCCTGAACCATTACAGTTCCATCTTTTAATTCTTTTACGGAACCTAAACCTCTTGATGAAATTCCTAAACGAATATTATTCTTTAATAATTCTTTTAATATATTACCAGATGGAGTTGAAAGAATTTCTACTACACCACATACATCATCACCTTCCCAATAGATTTCTCTAATATTATGTGATACATTTTTTAAATTGATAACCGGAGATTCTGGATGGTCTAATTCACCCAATGCTCTTCTTTCCTTAATAAGTTGTTCGTATTTTTTACACTCTCTTTCTAAGATTTCTCTAGGATATCTTCTATGATTTTGATTTGGAGCACCTGCTCTTTGTAGGATTCCCTTAACTAAATAAGTTCCGTTTTCTTCTTGTTGAAGTTTTGCTTCAAACAAATGTGTTTCTATCAATAATCCTTTACTCATTATTTTAAATCCTTTTTAACTTTTTCAACCGCATTTCCACTCATTGGTGTCCATGATTTGATAAGTATGGTCTTTAATTGGTTTTTTAATTCCGTTTCATCTAATTCACCATTTGTACTATCCACTACTTTAATTATTTGTGTTTGTACATATCCCATATTCACAATAGATTCAGCCGTATTATTATCAATTCCTCTTTTTGGGTCAATCATTTTAGACATATCTTCAATTACATTTTTATTATCTGCAATAGAATCTAAAATCTTTTTTACCTCTTTTTTATAGTTTGGTTTTCCTTGGAAATATTTCATTCCCCTTTCTGCCAAATCTACAACATAATAAAATAAAATCTTACCAACTATAATACTACCCAATGTGGTTAATATTCCAATTGCAAGATTCTCATTTACTTTTTTTTTTGAGCTACTTCATTTTTAGCTCTCAATTGTTTTAAATCACTTCCTTCAATTTCACCATCACCATCTACATCTAATTTTTTTTGACCTGCAGTTAATTCAGCTTCATTGTATCCTCTTAATCTACCTTCTGATTTTGCTTTGTATGCAGTATCTACGGCATTAAAGAATTTTTTCTTATCATCATCAGACATAGAAGAAATATCTTTACCACTCTTATCTAACATTGTTTTAAATAATTGTTGGTAATCTTGTTCTTCTTTTACTACTTGACGGATAAGTTCTTTTAATTCTGATTTTTTCATTATTCTGAAATTTGTCTGATTTTTTGGTCTAATTTTAATAGTCTCTCTTTTATACTATAAATATGACTATTTGTTCTTTTCCAATAACTTTTATTATTCACACCACTTTCATTCTTAATTTTACCATACCAATTAAGAAATCTTTCCATTTCTTTTAATTGTTTATTGATATTAGAAATACCTCTACCTATTTTTGCTTGTGCAGTTGCTTCTTCATTTTTTAATTGTAACCAACGGTTTTCATTAACAGGAGTATATCCCGTAAGGTCTGCTTGTCTTTTAGCTTTTTCTTTTTCACCACCTTTTTTACTAAATGCAAATGGTGTATTATATCCTTCCGCATTACCGGTAGTATTCATTTCGTCAATCATACTCTTTCTAAGTATTTCACGAATTTTTTGTTTAAAAGCTTCTTTAACATGGTCAGGTAAACCATCATGAGATGTCGATGCAAAATCTTTAGCATCTTTGTCTGACATTGAGTCTGCTGCTTTTTGAACTTCTGGAGATGGGTTTTCCATATCACCCTTTTGGGCTGCATGAACCATACCCATAAATCTTTGTTGTGCTTTACTTTTTGCTGGCATTTCTTAATTCATTTAATAATTCATATGTCATCATTAATGCAGAAAGATGTTGTTCTTTTATTTTCTTAACAGACTTAATCTTTTTAATATTTGCAATTGTTTCTGCTAATTTAATCTTTGTTACTTTGTCTGAAATCTTACCACCAATTTCTTTTAAAGAATTTACCAAACTACCAACTTCGTTTGAAACATATTCATTTAATTTACCAGTATTATTGATATTATTAATATATTCCCTTAATAAACCCTTTTGGTCATTTGTTAAATTTTTATATTTTGTATTAAATGATTCTACCAATAATTTATAAGATACTGCTCTCAAATCCTCATCTTGCTTTCTATATTCTTCCATAACAGCATCTTTAATCTTAATATCTTTATTTTGAATAGATGAATTGATTATATTTTCTGCTATTGTAAATCTAGAAGATACAATATCGGTTGGGTCAAATGATTCTTCTGATGTAACCGTTTCAAATATCTTATAGATAGATGCTAACGTTTTATAATTAGAAATTGGAGATTTAATAAACTCATCTAAATTATAAGTTTCTTTAATCTCTTTGATAAGATTATACTTTTCTTTTGTAAGTTTTTTCTCATCTATTTTTTTACGAGCTTCTAATATCGTATTGATGAATTGTTCAGCTTTACTTTCTGAATTATATTTTTCATTAATAAGGTATTGATACAATTTCAATTCTTTTGATAATTCTTTTTTAGAATTAAAATGTTCTTTTAAAATCTTTTCTGCTACTGATTTGTTAGCAGACATAATTTCAGATGTAATTTGTCTTACTAATAATTCAAATATAAATCCAGTATTTTTAAACTTCGAATGTTTTATTTTTTTCATCAATTTGTCTAATTTGTCAGATATAAATATATTTTTCTATTGGTTTATTACTCTTTATCGTAATCTTCCGTTAAAATAGTTTTTTTATTACCATTCATATCTTTAAATATCTCTTGATAATTGTTTCTAGGTTTATATTTTACGGAACCTTCTTTTGCTTTAAGAGTCTTAATTCCCAACGGGTCTCTACCTTCAGGATGGTCATCCTTACCATATCTAACTGGGTCTTTTGGTCTACCAACACCATCTTCTGCCAATTCTTCCTTTAATCTATTTAATTCTTCCTCTACATTGGTAGTTCCATCAGTACCTGTTTCTTTTGCCGGGTCCATACCTTGTGTTTCGATTGAAGTTAAACGGAATGTTTGTTTGGTATCATCTAAAACTTGCAATGTCATTGTATCTTGTTCATCTTTGGCCATTTTCATCACTGCATCATACATCCATTCTTTTGAGAACATTTTAGTTGCTTGCATTTGTTGAATTAATGCTACCTTTGAAGTATACAATTCAACTTGCTCTTGCTCATAGATTTTAGATGGTATTGTAAGTTCTAATGAAAAATTAGTTAATCTATCATCATCTATACCTTGTGCATATAGATGGACAATTGCAATTTTTGTTAATTCTGAAATCATAACTCTTTGAATTCTTTCAATAGTTTTTGCAAATCTAATGTCCATTGCTGCAAGAGTTGCTTTACCGTTTGTATCTTCTTCGTATCCCATGTAAGCTTTTGGAATTTTCAATGCTGCCATTAACTTACCTTTTAAGTAGTTAATATCATCAATCATATTGTATTCCAAACCTTTCAAAGTATCAATTGAAGTTCCATTATCATTACCACGAACAGGCATATAATAATCTTCAATAAGGTTTTGCATATTATATTTCAAATTATACTCACCGGTTCTTTCATCAACAAAAGGAACTTTTTTAGATGAATTGATAATTTTCTGCATGTAATTATCCACTTCATTTGGTGGAATATTACCAACATCTATTTTAAAAATTCTTTTTTCAGGGGCCCTCATTACTCTATGAATTAACATAGCATCTTCCATTAACATCAATTGTTTCCAAACTCTTCTACCACCTTCAATCATTGATTTACCATAAGGTAAAAAATTTGAATCCGAATTTAAACGGAAATGGGCCATTTCATAATTTTCAAATTCTTTCTTTGCAGATTGTCCTACTGCATTGTATGGATTTTGATATGGTGCATATACAAATTTAACTCTTTGTGGATTAGTTGGGTCAAATCCCTCAACTCTACTCATTTCATATACCGATAATGGTGCAACACCTACAATACCGATTTTATCTGCCATCTCTAATTGTAAAAAGAAATCACCATATTTAACTAAATTTCTAGCCCATGGCCATAAGTTAAATTCTACATTAAGAATATCGTAAAATAAATTTTCTAATATTTGTTTAACATTGTCATCTTCATGATGAATTTTCAATACATTTCCTTGCTCATTTCTGGCAGTACATTCATCAGCGTAAACATCCAATGCCGATGATAATATCGGGTCTGTATCCATAGAGTCGTAATCTCTAAATAAATCAATTCTAACTTGTTGATATGCCATTGAAGATTCAACCTGGCCACTACCATAGTTAGTGACTTTCATTTTCATAAATCTATCTACCAAATTTGTGGTCATATTTTGCCACTCATCAGTATCGACTACTTTAATACCCTTTTGTGTCTGACGAACAATGGTATTGGTCGAAAATAATTTTTGTAACCTATTAAATATTGATTTATCTGCCATTTTTATATAATTCTATTTTGTTAAATATATGGAAAATTTTCCATTTTTCCAAATTTACCATTTTCTACAACTCCAATATCTAGCTTTATGTCTTGGACCAGGACTATCACAATTGTGTCTTGCTCTAAAACTTCTTCTTCTATCAGGATTATTTTTTTTAATTTTTACTCCTTTTTGGCCAAAGTTTACTTTAACAACATTTCCAGCTGGATTTTTTACATATACTTTAAATTTCTTAACATCACCCGCCATTGGTTTGCCCAATTTTACTTCTCTACCTTGATATTCTGCTTCAAATACACATGGACAACCTTCTTCATTTAAGTCTTTTGCGTAACTTCTCATAAATGAAATAAAATCTTCCATATCCTCATCTTCCACATCATATTCTTCAGGTTCAACTAAACCATAATTTACATCATCATCACTATCTATATCTTCACTTACAGGTACACAATTTGGAACCATCTTGCCATCTTTCATTTTTCCACCAACGGCTTTATATCCATCCCAACAATCTTCACAAAGTGCATTGACTTCTCCCTCATTACAAGTTTTCCATCCACCACCTTTTGATTTGTAATTTTTTGCTGCCCAGCCGTTTGCATATGCCGATGGATATACATCAAATTTAGACTTAGCAGCTGCTTTAGATGCAGACCACTTACCTGGGTCGGTTGGACAATTTTTTTCTAAAAATAAATTTAGTTTTTCTTCTATATTCATAGTTTCATTTTTTTTCTTTCCTTGACAATGTGCTTTTTGAGAGAAACCTTTTGGATTATTACAATCTATACTATTTTTATATTTTTCACTCCACTCTTCGTTTTTCGGTTTAGTAGAAACATATATTGGTGTTTTACCTTGTCCTTTACTATCCTTACCACCTCTTCCTGCATCATTTTGTGCATCTCTCTTTCTACGAGTTGCACTTTCTTTTTCTTTTTTACTCATTCCGGCAGCTTTTGCAGCAGGAACACATTTTGCATAACCCTTTTTTTCTCCCGAAGTTCCACATGGTGGATGCTTTCCATCAACTTTTTTGCCGATGTTTACCCATTTTTCTTTAAACCATTTATTTAAATCTTCGTTCATCTATAAGAGTTTCAACATATAAATATAAAAAAATTACTTAAGTAACCAAGTTAGGTTTTCTTTATCACCTCTACCCAAATCCATTTCATATGGATTTTGTTTTAAATGATTTGTTGTTATCAATCCTTCATATTTATTTATATGTGCAGAATTTAACATTTGTTTTGTTAAATCTATACCCTCTTGTTTTAATCGTAATGCAGTATTACGAACCCAAAGGCCAATACCTAACGCCATAATAAGGTCATCGTTGTATCCTTTCATCGCTTCTGCTCTACCACTATGCCAAACAAATGTAAACATTTCATCTATCAATCTACTTGAACGAATTAGAATATCTTTATCATTTATATAGGTGTCTAATGCCGATATGATAAGTGGACGAGTTTTACTGGTTGTCGAAAATCCTGCCACCATTTGTCTTTCATCTCTATAATATTTGTTAGACATTTGTCTTTCGGTATCAATATATTTCAAATCATTACTCATATAGAATAAATTTTGATATCCTCTATTGATAATTTGTTGAATACATGCCCAACCGACATTTGAATTCTCCACTATTAAAAGTGCATTATTATATTCGGTTGCAAGTGCTGTTAGGAAATTACCGAAATCTTTTGTTTCAATTTTACCTCTATATTCGGCAACTTGTGAACTATCTTCGATATCAATTACTTGTGCAGTAGAATAATCGGCTCCATCACCTCTGGCCACGTCGGCTGATATCATATAAGCTCTATTATAGTTTGGATGTTCCCATACCCAAAGATTGTTATCAAATCCTCTTTTTTGTGCAGGTTCCATTACATAAGTGTCCTTATACCAAGTCAATAATGCGGGTTCAAAAACAGTATCACCCGAACCAACAAAGTCACAATCACATTCCTGCGCTGCACCTTTAACTCCTAATATACGAGTTTGTTCATCTCTCCATGCCTGATTTCTTTCTGGGTGAACTGTCCAATGTAGATTGATATTATTAAATCCGTTTTGACCACTCTCACCATCTACCCACATTTTATGAAACCAGTTACCAATACCATTTGGAGTAGACAATACGATTGCAGAACCACCCGTTGATAAGGTTGATTGAGCTGATAACCAAATTTCATCAATATCTCTAATGAATGCAGCCTCATCCACAACTAATAAGGATAGGGCTTCCGAACGACCTGCGTCTGGAGAACTTGCGATTGCTTTTACTTGTGAACCATTTTTTAATTTAAGGGAAAGTTTGTTATCTTCTGCAGCCGCAGTTCCACCATCTCTCAACCAAATAGGAAGCAAATCGTGCATAACTCTTACCTTCTCTACCAGATTCTTAGCTACAGTCACTTTCGTTGCAATTACCAACGCATTGAAGTCCTGATTGAATATCATCTTCCAAAGAATAAACCCTGCAGATAAGGTCGATAGACCCAACTGACGAGATTTAAGAATAATGTTAAAACGATTGTCTTTGAAGTCTGTTAAACATTCTTCCTGGAAAGGATAAAGGTGAAAGGGAATTTTTCCTCTCACCGGATGCTGAATGACACAATACTTTTTCATAAAGTAAATTGGGTCTAACGCACACTTGCGATATTCTTCAGCAATTATCTCTTTTAAGGTTTTCTTAGGTTGCCCTTGAACTCCCATTATTTTTTAAATTTAATCTTCCAATATACACCTGCACCAACATATGGTGATAATGCTCCGTTAGTTCCGTCTGTTACTCTATTTGCAACACCCACACCAACTTGGTAGATTTTATCTTTTTTAGTTTTTACTATAACACCTGCACCTATATTAGATACCACATCTGCCTTATTGAATCCACCATTGAATCCATAATATACTTGTGTTTTAGGTAATTCTTTAACAATAAGAGTTTCTTTAATTTCTCTTTGTTTTACACTTGCATTGAAAGTTCTACCCAATATCTTATTTTGTGTAATAGTATCTGTTACTGCTACCATACCCAATGAATCAGGTAATCTTAAAGTATCTTTGTAAACATTTTTAGCAAAGAAATCTTTTAATAACGCTGCTGTGTCTACTATTGTAGGAATTACAACTTCTTTTTCAACAATTGTTTCGTGATAAATATCTGCACCCTTTTTAGTTACAACTTTAGTTTTTACAACTTCAAATGTATCTATATCATGTTTAATAACTTCATATTTTTTACCATCAATTCTAATAGTTCTTCCTGGCATTTTACCACCTGGATTAAAATATTCTAACAATACGATTACAACTAATACTGCAATTGCGATGTTTTTTAAATTTAATAATTTTTTCATAATTTTTATTTTTTAATTAATTCTGGATGATTTAATTCAACCAATTTTTCTTCTAATAACCTTTTTCTTTCTATTAATAATTCAATGGCCTCATATGCACCATCAATATCTTTTTTCAAATCTTCTTTTACTTTTTCAATATCAACATCCCATGTCCACGTTTCTATTCTACCATCTTCACCAACCATTTCAAGTTGTTTTTTGATACCAATTAAAGCTTCTTCGTATCTATCCTTTAATTCTCTTACAAAAGCTAGTTTATTTCTAGTTATTTTGTAATCTTCATAAAATGGATATGTTCCATCTTCTTTTAATAATCTCTCTTGTTTTGACAAACAAACTGTACATAATCCTGTTTTACGAATTAGTTTTTTATCAGCTGAACTATATTTGTCAGTTTCACAATTTTCAGATTGACATGTATTTAATTTTTGTAAAAATTGTCTTACATCGTCCATTTGAGTAACTGCAACTTTAAAACCATTTTTTTGTTCCCACTCTTTACCATCTTTATCAGTCCATCTTTCACCCACTTCTCTTTTTTCTTCCACTACACCTTCATATCCATGTACTCTTTGTGTATTATCTTCTCTACCAAAAACCGTGTCAATGATGAGTTTACGAGATTTGTGCATTCCCTTTGATTTCTCATCAAAACTTTTTCTTTTTGCCATACTAATCTTCCTTTTTGTAACTGTTTATTATTATAATATATATCAAATTAAGAGTAAAAAATACCAAGTATTTGATTTAATGGTGCAAATGTACCCGTTAATTTATAAGTTTTACCATTGTAAAAGAATACCAATCCTTCATTTGCTACTATTTTATCAATACCACCCAATTGATTTAATCGTTCTAATTCCGATTTTAGTTTTTGGATTTGTGTTGGATTTCCTGCAGTTCTGACTTGGTCTGCAACTTGTTTGAATTTTTGTTTCATTGCTCTTATTGCATTTTCAGGATGAACGGTTAATACACTTCCAACAAAGTCTAAAACATCTGCACCAACTCCTAAAAATATTTCTTCAAATGGTTTTATATTTTCTTTTTGTTGTTTTGCAACATTTACTTTATCATTTTGCATTGCCCATTTTTGCAATTCTACATTTGAAATTGTATTTAATCTAAATGATTTATCACCAAATGCCCATCTTCTAATTAAAGATTCTTTTGTAAGTTTGTCAACTTTTACTGGACTATTTGATGTAATCCACCAATCCCACCAACTTTGATGATAATCTGCAACATTATCGTTATCTTTTAAATGAAATTCTGATTGTAATTTGTTTAATTTAGATAAATATTTACCTTGCTTAGAACTAAGGTCTGCGGATTTTGGAATTGATGTAATCGGTGGTCCTTGAATTGTATACTTTGATTGAACATCTGCGTTTACTTGTTTAATCATTCCAGCTAATGTAGAAGCTGCCGAACCATCTGCACCAATTGCTTCACCTTTTTCATTATAACAAGTTGTATTATGAAATACTAATAAAGCCTGTCCATACGGAATTACATTAACCGAATCTGGCCATATTACTTCCAAATTCATAAAACATTTTCCCTCATTAAATATTTTTTTTCTTTGAGCTTCCGAAAGAGATTGAATAGCTGCCGATAAATCTTTCATTGCAAAATTGTATGCATCGGTTAAACCACCTCTTCCACCAAACTTGGATGCAACATCTTCTATACCCATTGCATTTTCTCCTGCATTTGCTAGGTTACCTTTATTACGGGCTGCAATTAATCTACCATTTTTCCAACTTATTGCTAAAGCTTGTCCGTCTGTTTTTTCTCTAACTACTCCTAAATCACCATTAAGTGCTTTTGTGATAATATTTTTTAAATCACCAAAAGTTAAATCCATATCATCGAATGGATGTGACATATGCCCATATGCACCACCTTCCATCAATAATCCTTCTTTAATAAATTCGGTTTTTACATATTCTATATCTGGTAGGTTTTTTATACTATATGTAATCGTTCTCTCCTCTGCATCTTCATCGCCAAATATTGCATCTGCTTTTGGAAATTCCGTTTGAGTATACCCACCATTTTTATACCAATCCTCACTCTTATCGGTATTTAATTTTCTTTTTTTACCTTTTTTAATAAATGAACCATCTGGAACATCAGCTGTGTTTGCGGTTGCAACATTACTAACTTCGTTTAAATCGGGTTCAATGTTTAATTCTTTTTCCATTCTTGTAATATCATCATACCCCATATTACGAAGTTCTCTTGCTACATCATTTGGATTATTATGATTTGGATTGCCAAATAAAAATGCATTAATTCTTTTTCTGTATTTAGAATCTCTATATAATTTAATAATATTTTTAAAATGAATATCTTTATTACCCATTTCGTAAATATTTTGTCCTTTTTTACCAATTCTAAATGTAGTTGCTTGCTTACCATTGATTGTTGGCATTCCGTGGTCATCGGTTCCAATATCTTTAACGGTAACTTTTTTGTTTTTAAATTTGCCCATTAAAACTTCATCCCCTTTGTTCACATTTACATTTATATTTTCATTATAAATTTGTTTATTTATTTTACCATAATTTCTCATTAAGATACCAGCAACAGCATGAGCTTGATTTTCAATTGGAGAACCGGTTGCACCATCTTTAACTTCATCTCTCACTAAACCCAATTCATCTTGTTTCCTATGAACCATTTCGTGTGCAAGTGTTCTTAAAATATCAGCAGTTAATCTACCTTCAATTGCAACATATATTTCTTTAGACATTGGATTATATCCACCTAAACTGGTTTTTGCTTCTGAATATTCTTTACCTGATACTAATGTTATTTTTGGTTGTTCTTTTAATTTTAATTTTTTAGTTGCATATTCTACAAAGTGATTTATAGAATTTTGTTTTGATTCAGAAATATTTTCTCTTAATAAGTTTGCAGCGTTTTGCTTTGGTTTATTTTTTTTATAATCTTCAATTGATTTAAGAAGTTGTTCGTCTGATAATTTATAGGTTTTCATTTTTTCAATTACTTTACCAATAAAATTATAAATAAATTTTTGACTACCATTTTCTTTATTTGTATCAATACTTTCTAAAATACCACCAGTTGCTGCCGATAATCCAGCTCCTGCAAATGGTGCATGGTGAGCTTGTAATCCCAATGTTTCAAATGATGCATGTTTTATAATATCTTTACCCAAATGTAAACCAAACGAAGTTGCACCATGCGTAAATGCACCAACAGTTGATGTACTACCTGCTGAAAGTGCTGCCATTAACCCCTTTCCTGCTACTGCCGCCTTTACACCACCTACCGCAAATGCACCCAATGCAATTGAACCTAAGATTAATGCACTATCAAATGCAAAATCCCACATATCTTTCTTTTGTTTTTTGGTTTCTTTCCAAGATGCTTCAAATAATTTCTTTTGTTCATCGGTAGCGGATTCCGATATTTTTGGTTTTTTTTCTTTTTTCTTTTTTCCTGTTGGTTGACCATGTGAATCTAACACATCGGTTTCAACTTCTTCATATTCTTTTTTACCATCTGGCCCAACGGAAGTAAATTCACTCCAATGTCTACGTTTTCCGTCTTTGTCTTTTATGGTACCAATTTTACCAGTTTTTGAAAGTGATATTAGTGCATCCATAGTTCCACCAACTATTTCTTTTTTATGATGAAACCAGTTTTTAATTCCTTTTCCAAATTTTGAAACACCCTTTAATATTGTATCTACTACATTTTTTCTTTCTGGAGATTCCGGATTATTATATAAATCAATGTCTTTATTATCTTCTGCAGACATTTCTTTTCTAGCTTTGTCGATTGCATCTTTAGTTTGTGCTGCAATTTTATCTGCAGGTGTTGTTTCTGCAGATGACTTTAATTCGGTTCCACTTAATTTTTGTTCAGGTGGTGGCCCTTGTTCTTCTCCAGGTGTTGTTATACCGGCTGCGTTTGGTTGTTCTTTATCAATTTTACCTTGTGCAGTTTGGTCTTTTTTAGTTGGTTGTCCCGGTTGAGCAGGCTTAGCTGATTGTGTTGCAGCTTTTCCTGGTTCTTCTTTTTTCTTAGGTTCATTTACAGGAGCATCATCTGGTCCTAATATTTTTGCAGCTTGTACATGTGCAGGATGTTCTTTTGGTAATCTTAAAGCATTTCTCGCTTTAATTTTTTTTGGTCTACCTTTGCTATCCGTATATGGAATTTCAACATCCAATGCTTTATTTACATCTTCTTCAAAATAGTTTTGGGCCCAAACTTCGAACATCTCATTTGTAATAACCCTTTCTATTATTTCTGAAATTGGGTCATACGGGTCATTTTTTTTGTGCCAATCAGGTTCATCGGATGGATGTTCTTTTTCATGTCTTGTAGGATGTGGTTCTGGTCTCATTTCGTAAGATGGGTTTGTATTATTACTTTCATCTACTGAACCCGTTGGTGCACCATTAATATATCCTCCTGGTAAATTTAATCCAACTCCTATACCACCCGGAAAATCTTCGTTTAATTTTGATGTTATCATCTTAAAAATATCTTTGTCAAATTTTGGATATGCTTTTAAGAAAAACTTTTTAGCTTTTTCTTTATCATTATTTCCTAAACCATTTCTAACCTCTGTTCCACTAATTGGATTCTCTTCGGCAGGAATTGGATATGTGTAACCAATTTCATCATAACCATATCCAGCTTTACCTTTATATGGTTTAAAATATTTACCTTGCAATCTTGTAGCATCCTTTTCACCAACTGCTGCAATATATGCAATGGTTTGTCCATCGTATTTTTTTAATATTTCAACAGGTCTATACGGATTATTTACTTTTACAAATTTAGTAGACGGAACACCAAACATCTTAGTTGCAATTTCCTTTTTTTCATTAAAAGAAAATGGAGATTTATCAGAAGATGTATCGTTTGATGTTGCAATATAAACATTTGCAGAACCAAATTCGTTTACCAAATTTTGATATGCTGCATAATGTCCTTTATGAAATGGTTGGAAACGACCTGCGTAGATTGCTACTTCACCTTGTATTTTTGGTTTATCTTTTTCTAATAATGAATTCATATGTATAAATATCTTATTTTATTAGAAATTATTATAAACAAATGGGTCTCTCTTTTTGAGTTCTTCTAGTTTTTTCTTAAATCTTTGTTTTCTTTTTCTATCTTCGTATAATTTTACAAAGAATGATATTATTGGCCAATTTTTCATAATAATGATTTTAATTTTGTTTTTGCTTCATCCAACCCCATTGCTTTATCATCTATAAGTAAATCGTAATGAATTTTACCCATATATAATCCGTTATGTTTTACACCCCATTTTTCCAAACTACTTAATGTTATATCATATAGTTTTGAATATATTTCTTTAACATCACCATTCAATGTATTCATACCTCTTGCAGTATAAATATATATTGTATATCCTTTATCATATAATGAATTAGATAAATCTATCATTTCTTGTATTGGTTCACAATACTGATACTTTTCTATTCCCAATGATTCTTTATCGTTGGGACGAAAACACAATGTATCATCTAAATCAAATGCTAAAATTTTTTTATTGTTCATTATGGTAAATTATTTAATTTTATTTTAATTGTATCTTTTATTATATTTGTTATATCATTTAAAATTGGTAATTTATCATAATTGTAATGTCCACATATTTTTATTAATGATAATTCATCTTTAATATCAAAATCATTTACATTATTTACCCATCTTATCCATTTTTTTGATTCTAAACATATTTTATAAAATTCAGTTATTTCTTTTTTATTCATATGTTGTAAATAGATATCCGTTTCAATCTGTGCTATTTCAGGACCTATATTAATACTATCAATGCCAGCATCAAATCTAATGCTCAATTCTTCGTTTGATAAATAATCTCCATTATGCTCTTTTACTTTTTTATCAAAAGATTTAACAACATCAATCATCTCTTGCATTCTTTTTTTATCAAAAGAACCTATATTTTTTCTATTAACCAAATCAATTGCAACTCCGGATTGAATTACAACATATTTTATATTAGAAAATTCCTGATTAGTTAAACTTGTTTTTAAATATTTTAGGATTCTATTTAAATCTACGTTTTCAAATTTTTTGATGGTTTCTTCCGTTCCAATTTCGTAAAATACATTTGGATTTAATTTATATAATAATTTTATAGTTTCTTCTGTTGAAATTAGACCATCTAATAATTGATTACTATAAAATTTCCATGGGTCTATATGAATTATATTAAAATAATCCAAATCATTTATATATGACACCTTACCATCATCTTCCGTTATACCTTGCCATTCACCACCGTGGTCTCGTCCTATTACAATATTATTACTTTTGCTTTTTACATAATTTGTAAACTCTTTAGTATCCCAACCATTTACATATCCACCATTCCAATCAATTTGTCTTCTAGTTGGTATTAATCCAAATTTACTTGAATTAATTTCAATTACAGCATCTACAATATTTTTTGATATTGGACATATAAAATATTTTGGATTATTCATAATCTATTTGTGTATATAATTTAAATTGTTCTATTGCTTGTAATCGTGCAATTTCCTTTCCATCCATTGTAAATGGTCTTGCATCAATTATTATATTGGTGTTTGATTTTATTTCAATAGGTGTCGCATTTATAAAATATTGGTTAGTAACATCATCTATATTTGAAATATCATTTCTATTTACGATTGAGAAATTGATGTTTAATTTTGAAAATGCATACATAATTGCTTTTGCAAAACCACCGGTTCCAATTATGTTTATATGTTTTATTGGTTTATTTTTAAAAAAATTATAAACTCCAATCCAATCGGTATTATATCCGTATAGTTTTGAATTATTTATTATAACCGTATTACATGCACCGATGTTGATAACGGAATCATCGTATTCATCCAAATAATCATATACTTCGGTTTTTAAAGGCATACTTAATGCAAATCCTGCAAATTGTAAGTGTTTGGTAGACTGAATAGTTTGTTCTATGTCTACCGAATAAAATGATTTGTATATTGCATTTATGTTATATTTTTTAAATGCGTTATTAAAAAATATACAACCATTATTTCCAGGATTATCTGAAAATGAACCATATAGTTTAGTATCTTTATCTATCATAGTTAGACATTAGTTCTATTGATTTAAACCACAACATTTTACTAAACTTTTCATTGTGTAAGGGAGCCATATTTAAAAATATAATAGAAGTTAACAATTTAACTTTCTTTAAATCAAAATTATTTTTTGTTATCCAGCTTTCTAAATAACTTTTAAATTCTATTAATGAATGTGATATTTCAAAACTATAATTAACAGAATATTCACCTCTAAGAAATATTATATTATTTTCATCTTTCATAGAATTATATGGAATTAAACATCCACCATATAATTTTGCCAAATCGTAATATAAGTCTCCAGATGTAGTTAATCCGGCAAAGGATTCTCTCCAATCTATGTATATAAATTCATCCGTATTAGAATTATATATAACATTATCGAATTGTAAATCACCATGAAATAATTTATAAAATGGATTGGTATGAAAATCTTTAAAATTTACTTTTGATAATAATGATTTCATACTATCATATTCAATACCATTAATATTATGCTTTGAATTGTAATAATCATTTGAATATTTTTTTAAAAATAATTCCAATCTATGATTTGTTTTGTTTATGTAAAAATCATCAATATAATTTGAATAATCACCATTTTCTTTTATATCAAAATTTGATTTAAATTTTTCTAAAAATTTCTTATATAAATCAATTGAATTAATTTCATATAAAGTTTTACCATCTTGCCATTCGTATGATATAAAGTTATTAGTATAATTGAAGCCAGACGGTATTTGATTTTTTAATTCTTTTGCTCTAATTATTCTATTGTTTAGAACTGATTTATTTGGTGTGAATTTTATAAATAAATTATTTTCTTTATATGTTATTTCACCATTGTTTTTTTGTAAAGATAATGGATTGTCTTTTAAATATTCTTTTGTTTTGTTCAAATCATCTAAATTGCCGGTATCTAACCATTTTAGTTTTTTAGCTTTAAATGTTGGATATTTTTGTGGATTTTCAAAAGCAGACACTATTTCACCATCTATAATATTATTTTCCAATTCTTTCCAGAATATATCATAATCCCACATTCCCGCTAAACCAATAAATGCCATATCAAATCCATTTACATTTTTATTAGAATATTTTATTATATTATCATTATCTAATAAAACCGTTGAGTATTTTTCAGGATATGATGTTGGTTGTATACCCAACCAATTACCATCCAGATATGGTAGTGGTGAATCTATCAAACAATCACAGGTTGTAATATAAAATGGTCTTTGAAGTAAATTTTTACATTTTAGAGCAGAGTATCCTGGACCCGAATCTTTACCTTCTATATTGTCTATTTTTACAAATGTAAAATTGTGATTAGGAAATGCTAATTTACAATATTCTTCTACTATATCTCCTTTATAACCAATAGCAATAATAAATTGATACTCTTTTGGAAACTTTTCAATTATATGAGAAATTATTGCACGATTATTAATAGGTAAAAGTGCTTTGTTTGTATATTGTGTAAGCGTTTCTAATCTAGACCCAATACCAGCTGCCAATATTAATACTGCGGGTGTTTGGTGTTCTCCTTCTATTTTTCCATTTGCTCTATGAAACTCATCATCAATTCGGATAACATCATCTACCTCTGGTGTAGAAACTTCTTGTAAAATAATATCAGTTAATGCAATAACTCTATGTTTTTTTGGTGGAGTTACATTAAAATATTCTCCAGCTTTCATTAATTTTTTTTCAACAACACCATTATCATTTTCTAACCATATTTCAGCTTCACCTGATATTATATAGTTTGTTTCTCTTTTAAGATTATGATATTGAAAAGATGTTTTATATCCTGCATTTATATAAATCCTTTTGTAACAGTACCTATCATTTAATTCCAACCATTCTTCTTTACCCCATGGTTTTATAACCGTTTTCATAACTATTTAGTTTATATCGTAAAGATACAAATATTTTTTTAATTTACCAAAATTAATTTACTTCCAAATATCGCAATATCTCATCTTTTAAAAAATATGGATTCATTGGAAATTGTATACTTATTCCCCAACTATCCAAACGTGTATCGTGAAAATCTCTTGCATTAAATATTGCAATTCTACAATCAAAATCATAAATAATATCATTAACATTATCATATATAAACAATGTTTTACTTTCAGACATTATCATATGCAATTTATAAGTTGTTTTTACAAATTGTAAATAATTTTCATTTTGTTCATTTTTCAAACATGTTTCATAATCAAAATCAACCAAATTATATATTGGATTTGTATCTTCTAAAATTGATGTTATTTTAAAATCATTTTTATTTAATAATAAATTATGAAATGAATTTGTCAATTCTTTTTTATAATCAAAAGAAAACGTCTCCCACGACCTATTGTGTTGAACGGATGGTTGTGCATCTCTATGCAATAAAACAGAATTTACATCTTTTGCTGAATATCTAATATTAAATGGGACTACTTCTTTGGAAAACGATTTAATGTAATTCCAAGTGTGTGGTAAAGCCGTTCTTTGTCTATTTTGAAATTCATCATTTCCATTCCAATCAGGACCATTATAACCAACAAATATTTCTACACCATTCATATCTTGTTTTTCTTTATATTCGGCAAGTTCTTGCATTGATAAATTTAATAAATTTTCATCTACAAAATTTTCTAGTGAAATGAATGGAAGTTTGTTTCTATTTTTGTATACACCAACCATATTGCTTTTATTATAAATATGTTTTTGTATATTTATTTTTAAAGTTTATATAATGAGTTATAATAAATGGGATGAGTTCATAGAAACTCCATCAAAAAAATTTGGATATCAAGTTCCGTCATTTCAACCATCCGTTTTTAGGGAATATAGAGGTGAAATATTTACGACTTTCCATTCGGAAGAGCATCCTGCAATGAGGCATGTTCATTATGATAAAAATGAATTATCAATTCATAGTAGATTTTCTCGTTCTTACAAAGGTGTATTGAGAGGATTACATGGTGATAATAAGACATGGAAATTGGTTCAAGCTACCGTTGGAGACATTTATTTAGTTGTATTGGATGCAAGAGAAAGTTCCGATACATATGGAGATTGGGAAAGTTATATTATAAGTGAAAGATTAAGAAATCAAGTTTTAATTCCACCAGGATTTGTAAATGGACACTATGCATTAACTGATTGTATGTTTCATTATACCCTATTATACAATGGTTCGTATGTCGATTCTCCGGAACATAAAGTAATTAAATGGAATGACCCAGAGTTTCAAATAGAATGGCCTACAAATAATCCAATACTTCAATCAAAAGATAAATGATAAATTATTTAAAAAATCATCCAATTGTGAAAGAATCACAATATACAAAAGATGATTTAATAAAATTTGAAAGATTAATTGCAGACCATTGGGAATCAGGTAGAATAAAAGGGCCTGTGCATCTTAGTGGTGGGAATGAAGATGAGTTAATTGAAATTGGAAAAAGAATATCCCCATCGGATTGGGTTTTTTCAACTTGGCGTTCTCATTATCATGCATTGATTAAAGGTATTGACCCACAATGGTTAGAGAATGAAATATTAGAAGGAAGGTCTATTACAATTGTAAATAAAGAACAAAAATTCTATTCAAGTGCAATTGTTGGTTCTATTATTCCTATTGCAGTTGGTGTAGCAATGGCAAATAAAAGAAATGGTAATGATGATAAAGTATGGTGTTTTGTTGGTGATATGGCGTTTGAAACTGGCGGGTTTTATGAAATGAACAAATATGCAGAACGATATGATTTACCAATTACATTTGTAATAGAAGATAATGGAGTATCAACAAATACACCAACGGAAGCAACCTGGAATGGTCAAAAAAGAGACATCCCAAGTAAAACAATATGGTATAACTATGAAAAAAAATGGCCGCATTACGGAACAGGAAAATGGGTAGTGTTTTAATAACAGGAATAACAGGAATGGTAGGTTCACATTTAACGGATTTTTTATTAGAAAATACCGATTGGAAAATATATGGGTTTTGTAGATGGAATGATAATTTGGAAAATATAGAACACCTTTCTTCGGAAATAAATAATGGTAAAAGATTATCATTAATATATGGTGATTTAAATGATTTATCTTCATTAATTAATGCCGTAAACATTTCTAAACCAAAATATGTATTTCATTTAGCTGCACAATCTTATCCACAAACTAGTTTCATTTCTCCAATAGAAACATTACAAACAAATATAATAGGAACTACAAATTTATTAGAATCACTAAGGTTGTCAAATTGTAAAGATGCGATAATTCATATATGCGCATCATCGGAGGTTTTTGGTAAAGTTCCAAAAGATAAATTACCAATAGATGAAGAGTGTGGATTTCATCCAGCATCCCCATATGCCATATCAAAAGTTGGAACCGATTTAATTGGTAGATACTACGCCGAAGCATATGATATGCGTGTTATGACAACAAGAATGTTTACACATACAGGCCCAAGACGTGGAGATATATTTCACGAATCCACTTTTGCAAAACAAATTGCAATGATTGAAATGGGATTACAAGAACCAAAAATATATGTTGGAAATTTAGAATCACTTAGAACATATGCAGATGTTAGAGATGCAGTTAAAGCATATTATATGTTAGTAACGATTAATCCAATAAAAGGTGAATATTACAATATCGGTGGAGAATATACATGTGAGGTTGGTGATACATTAAATTATTTAATAAACAAATCAACAATTAAAAATATAGAAATAGTAACGGATGTCGATAGACTTAGGCCGATTGATGCCGATTTACAAGTTCCCAACACTACAAAATTTAAAAAACATACTGGATGGGAACCAACAATACCCTTCAATAAAACAATGGATGATTTATTAGAATATTGGAGGGATAAAGTAAAAACAGGTAGAAAATTTTTAAAAAGATAATATGAATAAACCAGAATATACACCATATAAAGATGCATTAACAAATGCGATGTCAGAAATTGCTAAAATAGAAAATTCAATTTTCATTGGCCAACAGATTTTATTTTCAGGAAATCCAATGAGCACAACATTAGATGGAGTTTCAAAAGATAAAATGATTGAAGTTCCTGTTATGGAAGAATCTCAAATGGGAATGAGTTTAGGTATGGCTATGACTGGAAACTTTGTTGTTACCTTTTATCCTCGTTGGGATTTTTTAATTTGTGCTACAAATCAATTGGTAAACCATATTGATAAAATTGGTTTAATGAGTAATAACAAATGGAAACCAAATATGATTATCCGTGTTGGCAAGGGTAGTGATAAACCATTAGACCCAGGTCATCAACATAAAGGAAACTATTTTGATGAATTTAAATCAATGTGTCCTAATATTGAATTTCATAATTGTATGAGATGGCAAGAAATTGAATTGTCATACAAATATGCTATAAACAATGGAGGTATTAATCTTATTGTTGAATATCCTGAGTTGTATTATTCCAACTAACTTCCCATACTTGCATATCAGCTGCTAGACAATCTATTTTATAATCCTTTCTACCACCGGATACTTCTTGTATTTTGTTTTTAGCTGTGTTTCTAATACCATTCAGTCCATGAGTAAGTTCCAAACTATTACCATCTTTGATTCCTTTACGAACATTTGATTCGTTGTGCCAGATATGTAAATTCATTTGCGATAATACTACAATTGCTCTTATTGTTTCGGCAGTAACAACACCTTTATTTTCATCTAAACACATTTGAATATCATGCACAATATCTTGGATTTCTTTTGCATATTCGGATTTGTGTTCTGGAATAAATACTTCTTTTAACTGTACAATGGATAATCTATCTACCAATTCACTTAAAGTTGGTAAGTATTTTCTGTGTTTCATATTTTATTTTTTATAAATTTTAAAAATTCTTGTGAAAAATTATAGTGCCAATTTTTTCCAGGATGTTCACCATCTCTGGCCAATTTATCATTTTTATAACAATTTTTTGGTTCAAAAAATCCATGATAATTTATAGTATAATTTAATTCGGGTTGTAATTCTTTAAATACATCATAATAATATCCTGCAACCGTATGAAATATTTTTATATTATACAATTTTGCAATAGTTTCTACAAATTTATAGGATTCCCAAAATATCATTAAGTCTTGATAATCATTTCTCAATTCTAAAAATAATAAATCTTCGGTTTCATTTTTCCAAACTATATCTTTACTATGTGCAGTTCTAAATCCACCCACTTTTTTAAAAGAACCATCATCTTTCATATAATCTCTTCTACTAAATCCAGGCCACATTATTAATACTAAATTTGGAGTAAATTGTGATGATACAAATTTATAAAATGTTTTTGCAACAAAAGAAGTTGATACACCATACATTGAGTAGTTAAATGTTTTTCCAAATTCATTACCAATTAACATTGGCCACGTTTCATCCACATTAAGACCGATTCCCATAGTCCAAGAACAACCCAATGTTAATATGTTAAAATCTGACTTTTCTTTTATTGAATTAGAACGATACCCATGTTCATTCATATCATATACAATGGTTCCATCGTCAATCAAATCGGTTGCTAATGTTGATAGTTTTTTATTTTTATATTTTTCTAATACAAAAATATTATCGGATAGTATGTTTTCTATATTTCCCACTTTATCTGCTTTCCTTTACAAAAATCGGCCAGTTCACCAATTAATTCTTCTCCAAATATTTTTACATTATTGTAATTTTTTAATGTTCTATGATTATGTAAAAGTATATCTTCCATTTGCCAATACCAGTTATGTATTTCTTCCTTTGACATTGCCGATAATCTTACAATTTCATTATATATTTTATTCATTCTTATTTTTTGGTCAGGTTCATTATCATAACTTTCATCAATAAATCCTTCAAAAGTTTTAAATCCTAAACTTTTTAAAAGTTCTAATGCTCCCGGAAATGCTACAAATAAAAATGGTTGAAAATTTATTATTGGTTTAAATACTTTTTCAGTTAATGATTTATGTTCACCATCAATGAATGTTTCAAAACAAACTTCAAAATATGAATTTATATATTGTTCAAAATTTAAATCAGTCCATGCATTAATATCATCTACATTTTGATTATTTTCACTTTTTAATTTATGTGGTTGTGTATCATATAATTCTTTTATTTTATCTAAATCTAATGTTTCGAAAGCAAATTCTTCTTCGATTTGTTTAATTCTATCAGGTTGATATACACTTTGTAAAGCATAAAAAGACCAATCGGCTTTTGATAATACATCATTTGTGGATACCAATTTATATAATAGTGCAAGTCTATGTGGTCTATTATTTCTCATTTTCATTAAAAAATGATTATCTCTAATTTTTGACTTTGAATCAAAAAAGTTTTGTTCATTCATACACATCGTATCACCCTGATTTATATATGTGTTAAAAAACCAAGAACTATGGTCTAAACAAAATGGTAAATTTACTATTTTTAATTTTCGTTGCTCTAATGGAAACCAACTTTCATATAATTCTTTTGCATTAAAACTATTAATACAAATTATAACAGAATCATTTGGTAATCCACTATATTCAATTGATTTATGAATATCTAAATAGGTATTAAAATCAATATATGGTTCCATAGAGTAATCTATTAATATTTTTACTCTATTTTGAAATATATACTTTATTGTTTGTTTTGAGATATATTTCCAAAAATATTCTCCTATTAAATTTTTACCATTTACTGGACTTATTCCAAAAAAGTTATTTAATGAAGGACTAGGTTTTATTGGGTATATAAATGCTTCCGTACTTCTTTTTGCAAAATATATTGCTTCTTCGTTTGGATTTAGAATTGTATTGTATACCGACGCATGATAAAAAAATCCAGTACAAGATATAGGCCAATGTCCATATTCATCTTCAAACATATCTTTTAATGATATACCTGTTTCAAATATAGTTGCTCCTGTTTTTTTTGTGGAATACAATGATGATAAATAATTCATTACTCCTATTTCAGGCATAGTTGCGTTTGGTAATACAAATGATGAAAACACATTATCAAATACAAAATTTACTTTATGTTTCATATCCAATTATTTTTTTTAAGTTTATTTAAAACATCATTATACACTTTTATATGACCTTCTTTAGAAGTATGTAATGTATTTAAATCATCAGGAAAATCAATAGCTAATTTGTGCCAATCTACATTTACCAAATATTGTTTATCAATATAATTTGCAAATTCAATATCCCAGGTTAATATACAATGTTTTATATTATTCTTTTTAAGAAGCATGTGTGCCATATTTATTATACCTATATCAAATTGTCTTTGTATTTTTTCATCAAAAATTTCTGCATAAAAATCTCTAAGAACTTTCATTTTTTCGTCTGGTTCTTTTCTAAATTTTGCAAAGTAATTTCCTGTTTTATGGCGTGTATTCATTATATTGTCGACATAATCTACTACACCAAAATAATTTTCGGTAAACATTTTTCCAACATAATTCGGGTCATTTTGTAGTGGATTTTCCAAAAGATATTGATATGTATCTTTGCCAAATGGTGGATATTGATGATAGTTTACATCTGTTAATTTTATATCAGGATTGGCCAATTGTGTATCATATGGAAACCAATCTACTCTATTATAACTTGTGACACTTAGACATAATAAATCTATATCTTTTACATTTTCTAATGCATATTTCACCTGTAATAATATGGAAAAATTCGTACTAGACCCTTTTGCAAAATTAATTAATTCTTTGTTTAATTTTTCAGCAAGTAATGAACCATATGGTTCTTTTTTTAAATCATGTACACCAATTCCGATATTAAAGGAATCTCCACAAATAACTAATTTTCCCATTATAATAAATTATGTTGTTTAATATATCTTGTTAATTCTTCTGCCCACAATTTATGAGATGAAGGTGATGGATGCCATCCATTATATATAGTTTCATTATTATTTTGTTCCATAAAACTTTTAAAGGTATTATTGTTTTCATCTTTTTTATAAAACTTTATTTTATCAACAGTATCCCACAATGAAACATATTCATAATTGTGAACATCTCTTCTATTTTTTTTTGTAGAATAATATGGTGTTCCGTTTAGTTGTAATTTTTTTAATTCCTCTTTGATATTTAAATCATTCCACTCCCATGGTTGTTTTCCAGGAGTTTGATAAAATGAGTTAAAACACATCCATTTTATTTTATTTTTCTCACAAAAATTTTGTAGTTGTATAACATTCATAACATATCTTGGTAAATATTCTTCCGGATTCCACAAATATGTCACATATAAATCCCAAAAATCTTTTTGTGCAGGTGCATCAAAATGTTGAACTTGTGGCCATAATCTAAATCTAGAACTAAATTTTTCATCTTTATACCAAAATGAATTTCGTTCAGGAGATGACCATCCAACTATTACAAATAAATCATCGGTAGGTAATCCTTTTGCCAAATAATTTGTTGAAATATATGTAATAATTCTGTTTAATATTGTCCCATTGTCATCTGCTGGCCAAGATAAATTAATAACATCTGCATTTAAAAAATTTGAAAGATGTGTTGGGAATATTTTTGGTATTCTATACGCATCATTCTCTTCTGTCCAATCATATTTTCCAGGATGTGTTGCATTATCATATCGTTTACTTATCTCAGGGTCAGCTATTTCTGAACCAAATACCCAACTATCTCCGTCACATATTATTTTTTTACTCATTATATTATTTTTTTATCCAACATTGGATTATTAATCATATCAATCATTTTTTTTGCAAAGATTTTATGTCCTTCGAAAGACCAATGCGTATCGTGTATTTTTCCATTTGTTGCATTATGAATAGTTTGGAATTTATTATCATAATCCAATACATTCCATATTATACACTTTTTAACACCTTTTGATAAAAATAATTTTTTAAAAAAATTAAATCTATCATCAAATCTTTTTCTTATTATATCACAATCCATATAAGTTAATGTATTCATTATATGTTCACTTTCTATACTATTGTATCCTGCACTTTTAAACATATCTTCTGGTACAGGTGTTACGGTAACTGGATTATTTAAGTAATCCATTTCTTTGTTTGTTAGTCTATTTTCTATATCGAATCTATGACTAAATGTTTTTTGTATTATTACATAATCACCAGAATTAACTTCGTCAAATGTTCTAATCATAGAATCTATTATTTTATCATTTGAATTTCTACCAAGTGAATAGTTTTTTAATTCTAAATCAAATTCTTCAGCAACAATTTTAGTCCAAATTTTATCTGATTTTGATTTTTTATATTTCTTATAATATGGTTCATAAGAAAAACAACCATTACCATTTGTAAAAGAACAACCATATGTAAACAATCTATTCATATTAGTTTATGTGTTTCCAATTAAAATATAATTCTTGAACTTTTCTCCAATCATTTATACTATGCAAATTTTCTTTTTCTGCAACATTTCTATATAAATAATTATAGTTATCCTTTAATGATGTAACTAATATACCATATGAAGTGGCATATTTGTATAATAATGTTCCTGGTCCATAATAATATTCACCATCTTCTATGTATTTTCCGGCCATCATTAAATCATAATTTCTCAATTTAATTTCTTTAAACCATCTGTATAAATTAGCTACTACATCCATAGTAGGTGAATCCGCATAGAAAAAACAATCATCCATATTATTGTAATTATATTCCATAGGGAATTTTTTAATACTTGCCAATGATGATGCATATAGTGTTAATGGTGAACAAAAATGTGCTTTAAATTTATTCGTTATTAGTGAATTAGAATTTGGTAATATACTTTCTGGTGGGAAATTTACATCAAATCTAGTTTTAATAACCATATCGTAAACAATATCATTTTCTATTTCATATTGTCTTTTTAAATAGATACTTTTCATAAAACTATAAAAAAGTGATGTCCATGCTTCTATAAATTTCGTTTCATCAAAGTTTTCATATATCATACCTTTTGGTGAAAATGCAGCCTTTATTTCATCTGCCTCATTTGGATTTTCTATTTTATAATTTTTACTTTCCCAATGTGGTGTCAAACTATCTCTATATGTATTTGTATCCCAAGTATGTATAAAATAATCAATTTCAATTTTTGTATTTCTTTCTGGAAATATTTTTGTATTAAAGTATTGTAAAATGTTTTCCTTTGCATTTTTCCAAGTTCTAGGTTGTCCACTAATACAAACAGCGATTCTAAATGGTCTCATAATTTATCGTTTTACTATTGGGTCTATTTTTACTTTAACATTTTTTATATCAAACATTCTTATATAATATGCCATTATAATTTCCAAAGAAACTGTATTGGGAAATAAATCTAAATCAAATTTTGGTATCCAATTATATAATGAAGTCAAATTATCGTAAGTTATTGAATCTGAATAGAAAAATATATCTCCTATAATATCAAATGGAAAATATGAAACATTTTTACTATGAACAGAATATATTGTTTTTTTCTTTATTGGTTCAAAGTCTTGTGCAAACATAATTCTACTAAATTCTTCAAAATCAATATCAGGTCTAAGACGCATACACATATCATATTCAAAATTATTTTCAATTTCATATTGTCTTTTTAAATTGCCGGCCATCATAATACCATATAATTGACTACCTGCCCAAGTTACAGGTGGCCATTTAGTATCACCCGTTCTAAACCAAGAACATTCATCTAACCAATGTTTTCTAGATAAACTTTTTTCTTGATTTTCAATCAAATATTTTTTTGGATTTAAATGATTTAAAAATTCTTGTATTTCTTTTTCGTCAATAGTTTCTCCAGGAGGAGGGATGTATATGTCTATATTATTTTCATTATTCGATTTGATATACTGATTACTCCATTCAAAAAATGGTTGGCTATTAAAATCCCAAGTATGAACAAAATAGTCAACTTCTAATTTTTCATTAATACAGTTATCCGCATATTGTAATTCTTTAAATAACTTTTTCCAAGAACCAATACATTGTTTCCAAGTTCTAATTTGTCCACTAACACATACTGCTATTTTCATAAAAAATTAATAATTTAAATTATTTTTATTTGTAAATAATTGTAAATAGTTTCCATTAAATGCATAATTCCAAAATTTATAACGATTTCTGTCTTTAAAATCATAGAAAAAATAAAAATCTTTTGTCAATTCCCAATCTCTTTTAAATATTTCAAAATCATCAAAAATAACTTCTAAATAATTAGTTTTATAATTTTCTATAATATCATATATGGTATCGGTATTGAGATTTTTTCTTATACAAAATGTTAAATCATATTCAAATTTACCAATAGGGTGATTATCAGGATTAACCATATTAGATGCACCAAACCAATATTGCGACTCATCGTAGTCTGCCAGAGTAAACCCATCATAATCCATTACACCGACTAATTCTTTATTATAATAACAATTAATTTTTGAATTTATACTATCGTTTACAATGTAGATATCATTAAAATTATTCAAATCATCTTCCTCAATTTTATGCTGTATTTGTTTTACTTGTATTTCTGCATTTCTATTATTTTTTTCCCAAAACCAATATGTAAACTGTATATAATAATTGTAATGATATTTATCCGTTAATATTGATATTCCCGAATGTGCACCATTTCTACTTATTATAAATGAGTCCATTTCTTGCAATTCACTTTCATCTACTTTAACTCTTACAAATAAAGTAAAATCTTTTATCATAAAATCATATCCATTTATTTCTTTAAAATCACGATTTTTAGGATGCATGAAATATATGTTATTTTTATCTATTTTTAAACTCATAGTTGAATTGTTTTACAAAAGTTATAAAATTCTTCTAATTCTGGAAATGTTTTTACAAAATTAGTTCCTCTTCTTTTATCATGTTCTGAAAAATATTTATAGAAATCATATCTATTTTTCATTTGTTCTTCAGGATTTTGTTTTGCTTGCATCCAATCGTAAATTCTTTTTACTTTTTGAACTTCAACTTCATGGTAACCAACATACATTGGGTCATTTGAAGGAGCTGCGTAATACGATATTAACTTAGATTGGTCTAATACATATTTTGAAAAATCAGATGGTAATACTTGCACAGTTTGATGTTTTGGATACCTTAAATATGATGTGTCTAAAAATGTATATGCATTGTGATATCTATCCGGACTTGCAAAGGTTTCTTTTAGTTTATAAACTTCTTTAATTAATTTATCATATTTGAATACCGATAATGCATTATATGTAGACATAAATGTTAATACAACTCTAGGACATTGTGTAAGTATTTTATTCACATTATCCCAAAATTTATTAAATTCCAAACCTGTTCTAATATATTCCGCATGGTTTCCCCAAGTATCTACTGATGTAAATATTACGATTTCTTTGACTCTTCCTTCATCCTCTATTCTTTTTATTTTTTGTATTAATTTATCTATAAGAGCATCCGGAGAACCTAAATTTGAATTTATGCCTAATTTCAATTCTCTATTTGGATTTGGTTCATTGATAATATAATCTAATACATCCCAAGTATCTTTTGATAATAAAGGTTCACCACCTGTAATTCTAAATGTATTTAAATCTCTATATAATTCAGGCCACCATTTCCAAAATGCTTCAGTATATGGGTTATGTTCAGAATGTTTAAGTGGAACTTTATTTTCTCTTTCCATCCAAGTCATATCATTGAAACCAGTAGATGTTGGGTATCCACCAAATTTTTCAATCTCTTCCACCCATTTTGAACTAAATGATGGGCCACAATAAGAACATTTAAAATTACAAGTATTACTAAATGCAACTTCAACATAACGAGGATTATAATCATCTCTAAAATCGGAATTAATAATTTCTTCCATATGTGGAAATGACCAACTGTCTGCCGATTTAAATACTCTATCGGAAAATTGTTCCGAATTATCTTCTACACCCCAACAATATTCACATTCGGATGGTCGTTCTCCTTCTAACATTTCCTTTCTACGCATTTTTTTATATCTCGTATTATGCAATGCAGATGGGTTTCTAGCAATCTCTGCCTGTGAAATTTTATGTGTTTGGGGATGGTGACAACTATGATTGTGGCCGGACTGAAGTTGTAGTGTAACTTGTGTCCATTTGGCTAGACACATACCAGGTCCAACATCATCGAGTTGTCTTTTTACATTTGTATAAAACGGATTTTGTAATGCTTTTGTCATATTTTATAATTTTACATTTATCATAACAGATTTGTCCGTTATATTTTCTATACTTATTAATTCGTATTTTATATTATTTATTCCATCGGTTTTATAGTCTATTTTACCCTGTTGCATTTGTAAAATATATCTTTTTTCATTTTTTGCAGTTGTTTCACCTTTTGCCCATTTATCAACACCACCGACACTAATCAATCCTTCCGTTTGATGTGGTAAACATTTAAATTTACCATCTCTTCTGTATGGTAATACCGTATGTGGTATTTCTATTTTTTCTTTTGTTAATTTAACATTATGTGAATTACCAAATTCTAAATTCATAGTAAAAATATCCAATATTAAATTATCTTCAGGAGTTTTTTTATGTAAATTTTTAATTTCATTTGAAGTTAAACATCTATTCCACATTTTAATATCGGCAATTGCTCCTTTAAAAAAAGATTCAACAGGTGATTTTGAATAACCAATATAAAATGGTTCACTTCCATATCTCTTAAGTGGTTCATCATATATTAAAGGAGATTGTGTACCCGTTCCCAATCTTGCGTCACTTTCTTTACCATTTAAATAGAAATGTATTTTTTTATTTTCAGAATCGACTGACATTGTAATCCAACTCCATTGATTTTCATATCTTTTAATCCATTGATACAAATGTGTTTTCATTCTATCCCAAAGTTGCATTGTGTATGCTCTACTATTATTAAAAGATAAACCCCAATCATAGCCAGGTTTTCTGAAAATAGGGTATTCTACAAATCTTCTATCTTCATCACCGATTAACCAAATAGGAACTTTTTCTATTTGTTGTTCTGCTTTTACTAAAATAGAAATAGTGTGTGAATTTGAAATACAATCTTTTTGTTCTTTTGATGCTGGCAATTCTATCTTTGAATTTATTCCATTAAAATTTGCTACATATTTTTCCTCAGTATAATTTAATTTTGTTTTATCGGCGTATCCTTCCATTACACATCTCCAAAATAGGTCATCATCTTCCATACCCCAATCCCAATAACCATTTGAATAACCATTCGTTCTCTCTACTTGCTCTTTTGAAAATACAACTGCACCTCCAAAGTATTCTTCATACTTTAATTGGTAATCAGATTGTGAAATACGAACTGCAATATGTTGTGGGTTATCGGTTGGAAATGAATAATCGCAACTATCATCTTCTGGAACCATATCTATATCGTGCCATACAATGTAATCACATCCATCTTCAAATGCATGTTTAGCAGCAATATTTTTCATTGCTCCTCGATTAAAAAGTTTATCGTCGCATTGGTGGCCAAAATAAATGGTATACTCAATTCCTCTTTCTTCTAAGAATTTTGATATATGAGGAATAAACACTTTCATATGTTCTTCTCTATTTCTATATGGTACACATACACCCAATTTCATATTTATATTCCAACCGTTATGTGAGTTTGATTACCTACTTTAGTTTTATTATGTTCTACATATTCTAACGTATTTAATCCATCCGTTTTGTAATTAAATTTATTATTTTCAACTTCATTATGAAATTTTATTTGATTGTATCTTGTTGTTATATTTTTCCAAGAACCATTTGAGTATCCATTTTCATCGTGGTTTAATAATTCAAATAAACATTCTCTTCTATATGGTATTTTTAATGTTTTATCATCTTCTATACTATACTCTACTAAATTAGAATTATTTACAATACCATTATTATTACCAAAAGATAAATCTATCAATTCATTATTTTTTATAATTCTACAATCATAATATAATTTTAAATTATCAGCTGATTTATAATTTTTAAAGTTGGATGTTAATCCAAAAAACTTATTGTTTGATATTTCTAAAATTTCAAATCGTGATAATATTTTATCATAGTATGCAAACGAACTAATTGAACCTTTAAAATTATTTTTTAATTCATTTTCTATATGGCCGGATTGTCCTAAATAAAAATATGGTGCAGATGCATAGTCATATAAATTACCATTAAAATATGTATTATTTACAAATTCTCCATCTTGATACATTGTTATCAATTTTTTGGTTGGGTCAATTGTAACACATATTGTCGTTTTATAATTTGATTTTATGTCAGAATTTATATAACTTATTTCTTTTAGTTCATTGTATAATTCAAAATTATATCTATTGTATGAATTATACGATATTCTTAAATCAAATCCAGGTATTGAAAATATAGAATAAGTATCATCATACTTATTTATATCACAAAGTATCTTATCAGGAAAAAATGAAATAAAAAATGTTATTTCTTTTTTAAAATTAAATTCATTTTTACCCCTTACATATGAATCATTGTTATTAAAGTAAAGTGCTGCAGTACCACTAACCGATGATTTTATAGTTTTTTCATCCAAAGCAACACGTGTCGTTTTACATCTAAATAACAAATCATTATCTTCATATCCCCATCCCCAATATTCATTACTATATCCATTTATTCTTTCAAATGCAGCAATGGGAAACATAGTAACACCGCCAAAATATTCATCAAATATTATTTTAGATGTTTCATTATTTTTAGAAAAAAATTTAGTTGCCAAATGAATTGGTGTATCTGCGTATGAATAATCCACTTCATGTGGTAGCATATCAATATCATGAAATACCACATAATCACATTTCATTTTTTTAGCCAATACAAACCCTATATTTAATAATTTACCTCTATTAAAACTTTTAGCATCATCTTGTTCAACTACTATTAATTCAAATGGAATACTCCTTTGTTTTAAATAATTTATTATAGAATGTTTAAATGCATATAGATGTTCATATCTATTTCTAAATGGAACAATTACTCCTAATTTTTTATTTTCCATTGGTATCTTCTACATTATTTTTTGTAGTAGTTTTATGCCATTCTGCTAAATACCATTGGAGTCTTTGAGACCAATCTTCTTTATCTATTTCTTCAAACCAAACAGTTAATGCGTCTAAAGAATTTGCAATCTTTTCTAATGCTTTTACTTTTTTGGTTTCTAATAATAATTCTTCTTCTGTCATAGCTTATTTATTTTTATAAATGTAATATATTTTTTTGATAATACCAAATTAAATTGATATTATTTTTTTGAATAATTTGTTCCACTGCCCATAATCTTTAAATCCATCATTTTCAATCATAAATTCTTTTTCATTAATATCAATTTGAAATCTGGTTTTAGCTAAAGCTCTATACATTTTTCTATATTCTTCGGAATAAGAATAATCTTTTTTAATGTTTGCAACTTCTCTAATTCTTTCACCGCAAGTAGAATCCCATTTAAAATGATGAACCTGAACACTATATTCATCTATTGGTGCGATAATCGGATGATTCCAACCTTGCCATCTCCAAGTTGTTTGTCCATTAATCTTTGCATAATGTTGACCAGGTGTTATTTCTATATAACCCTTCATTATACAAACTTTATTTGGACATGCTCCTGATAAAGGGTATCTAAAAAATCCTGCTAATGGAAATTGTTTAAATATATCTACATTATTTTTTATTTCAGGAAAAGTTCCATCAGGTCCTATTCTATCAACAAATCCACCTCTTACCAATTCCCAACCATTATTATCACACTCATCTATGATTTGTCTTAAATCTTTTGAATATACATGAAGTTCATCATCATCTGCCACTACCCACCAATCTTTTGGATGCATTAATTTTGTTTCATTATATAATTGAGTTACATATTCCCAATTATATTTTTCTTTTACTTCTCTTCTTACTATTTTGGCATTAGGAAAGTATGAAACAATTTCTTCTACTGAATTGTATGTAGAAAAATTTTCCCATTCATAAACTACAACATAAATTTCATCAACTAAGTCTTTATAGTGATTCAACATATGGGGAAGTGTCGTTGTTCTTGAACCTGTTACTGTAACTAATCTTATTTTTTTATTCATTCTTTTTTTTAAACTTTTTTAGTTAGTAGTGCTAAACCAGTGCTAGTAACTTTTTTCTCTAACATACGAAAATTTTTTAAATTTACCAAATTCCAATTTTTATCTTCTTCTAATTCTTTAATAAATTTACAAGGGCCGTCAAAAGGAACGAAATCTTTTTTTGCATTTTCGGTTACTAAAAATGTATCATGATAGGTTTGGTCGGTGTCATGTATTGTTATAATACCATTTTCTGCCATAATAGTTGAATATAATTCAAAATCCTTTTTAACACCCTCATATGAATGGTCACCATCAATATGTAAATAATCTATTTTAATATCCTGTCTTACAAAATAATCATAAAAAGCTTTTTCAGATGTTTCTAAAATAACTTGTGGTTGAAAATAATTTCTCATAAATGAATTTTCTGCAGTCCAATCCGTAAACCCACCAACGCCATTTACAGCATCAATTATTATTGTAGTTCCAATATCACCCCATTCAACTATATTATTACCATCAAATATTTTTTGTTCCCATAAATCTTTTCTTGCTTGCGTCATAAGACGTGGTATAAATCCACCTCCCGACCCAATACAGACGCATATCTTTGCTCTAATAAATTGAATGAAAGAATATACCAAAAGCCCATCACCTAAGTGTAAATCGGTTGCACCATGTGTCCAACGATATTTAACCGGCTCCAAAATCATATCACCATTTTCATCAATACTATGATTATTTGTAAGATATTCCTTTATTAATTTTTCATTAAGTAATTGCATATTTGTTTAATCCAATTTTGTTTGTTTGTATATTTTGTTAGTCCTTTTCTTAATTTACAAAATTGTAAATTTACTTTTTCAAACCCATCCTCTTGTATTTCTAAATATCTTTGATGAAATTCTCCTTTACTACTTGCTCTATATTTGTAATCAACATGTTTCATCCAATCGGTATGTATGATTGGAACTTTACCATTATCAACTGCATCAAAGATTGCATACCCAAATGGTTCTTTTGTATAACATCCATGAAATATTTGAAAATTACCTTCAAAAAATTTATTATGAAATGTATAATCAAATTCTATAAACCTATGATAATCTGAATTTGTTTTTGACCCTTCTAACATTCGTTTGTAATCATATTTATTTGAAAATATAATTGATGGAATGTAATCTAAATAATGTGCATTTTTTCGGGTTTCACATCTTGCAGCGTATCCAATTTTATTACTTACAATTCCTGTAAATGGTTTGTTACGTTTCCATTCATAATAATTTGTAATAGTTTTTGTTTTTAAATATTGTTTATGTATAGTATCATCTTCATATCCAATCCAAACTATATTGTCGGAATTATCTAATATTTCTTTTTGCCACTCCCAATCAATTTTCGTCATTATATTTTCATAATCGGAATTTAATCCTAACATATCGGGAATAAAAGCATGAACGAATGTAAGATAAGTTTTATGTAAATAATTTTTAATAATTGGATTTTGTTTGTAAGAGTGATGTAAGAAAATTATCTTATCACATTCATTTAATATTTTATCAACTTCTTTTTCGTTTTCGTAAGTGTATATTGCACCAAATTCTTTAATCAAAGGCCTGCCATCAATTACAATTTTATAATCTTCTTTGACTAATGGTAAAACATTTTCTATAAAGTTATTGCACCACAAATCTGCACCACCAATAACATTTTTTCCGTAACCTGTTGTAATAAAAACTATCATATCGAACCACTTTCCATTTTAGCTAAATTCTCTTCTACTAAAATTCGAGAATATTCTGATGTATATCTTTCTGGTTTATAATTACCATTTGAATCATATAATGGGCTATTTAAAATATCTTCATCCTTTCTTTCCGCAACAACCATCCAACTAATCACATCATTTGAATTAATATTTTCCGAAATTACACTTATAGAACCACTTATCACATTTCCTCTTACTTTATCAAAACCATTTTCATTTTGTAAAAATAATTGTGAGTTTTTTGTAAGGGATTCAAATGTACCATCTGACATTCTAGATACTGAATCTATTAAGCAACTACCACTTCCGTTTTCCAATTGTATATGACCTCTATAAATCAAATCTGCTCTAGGTGCCTCAATTGATGTATGATATAACCATTTATTTTCATTAACGGGATGTTTAATCTTAAATTGTTTATTAGCTGCACTAAATCCTGAAGTAACATTTAATGAACCAATGACTTCAGTTTTACCTTTAATTAAACAAAAATTACTAGCTACTCCGGTTGAACCTGATGGACTCGATACATTCATATAGTTTCTAAAACCCTGATAAACTTGTAATCCACCGGGTGACAAAGTTGAAAAACCATTTGCTACTCTACCAAATCTTACCACAATCGGATTAGCTGGTCTATTTAGAGATATAGACTCAAATTCACCAATTCCAGCTGCATTACCATACCAGTTCTGATATATTTCAACTCTATACCAATTGGCCGAACCGGGTGTATTTATACCACCACCACCCGCAGCTTCTATTGTTGCACCATATACATTACTAACATCTATATATGTAGTTCCATTATTTTTAGCCAACTCAGCTTCCGCTACCACAACTTGTTTATCACCAAACGCAACCTCCGCATTGGTTTGATTTACCGCATCGGTGGATGTTGGAAATTTCCTTACTCTTAAGGTACACCTATATTCAGAATATGAACTCACCGTGGTGGTATAATCTTGAATAACATTTACAATACTTGGAAACTCGGAGGGGTCTATTCCTATTTCTTCGGTTGCATATTGTAATCCAATAATACCAAAATATCCTGTTCCATAATCACTTGAACCACCATTACCCAAAACAAATCCGGTATTAGTAGATACAACAGTATTTGAATCGTTCACTGTAGCCACCGTTTCTCCAGAATTTGGATAATTAATAGTTCCAGTATCACTTGCAACAATCTGAGGAATTGTCTCCGATGCATCCAATACAACTACATCCAAAAAATCTATTGGATTTGTTTTTGTAATTGATATTTTTGTTCCAGATGAACTTAATTTTAAAATATAATTACCAGTTGTTTTTTGTAATCCATTTGATGCATCAATTGTCCACCCCGCAATACTTCCAGCTTCTGTTGCAGTTAATGTTCTAGCTGTTATATTACCATCTACGGATAGAGTTGTTCCATTAAAACTAAGTTTATTACCTAATGAAAAATTTCCACTATTGTCTACATAAAATCCAGTATTAGCATTTCCATATGTTCCACTACCTATATAAATTCTTTTATTTACACCATCTAATACTATTCCCGCATTACCAACTCTAAATTGATTACTAAAATATCCGATAGTTCCACCAACTACTGGAGAAAAAATTTCTTTACTACTAATAAATGTTCCTGTATAACCACCATCTGCTAGTAATTTAACTTGTGCAGCTGCGTTATCAAATGCTGTATTGGATTTGGTTGTTGCATCGGCCGCTGCTGCAGCAATTGCAGCATCTTTGGCTGCATTTGATTTTGTAGTCGCATCTCCTGCTGCAGTTGAAATTGCATTTGCTTGAGCTGCACTTGCCGATACAGACGCAGACACTACTGCTCTTGTTGAATATAATAATGCATTTGCATCCGTTGCAGCATTTCCACCCGTAACATTTATGGTTCCATTTACAGTTAGTGCACTACCATTCCAAGACAATTGATTACCCAATGAAAACTTACCGGTGCTATCCATATAAACGGATGTATTGGAATTATTATATGAACCGGAATCGGTTACTCCACCAATAAATATTTTTCTTGGGTTTTGTCTTGCATCTAAATAAATCGAAGGAGAAGTTCCTACTTTAAATAAATCACTAATATACCCCTGTTGTCCGCCTATTGTCGGTGAATAAATTACAGTATCTCCAATGAATGAACCACTATATTGTCCATTTGCTAATTGTTGAACTTTGGATAGTGATGATGATAATATAAATGTATTTGATGAACTAACCGATGAACTTAATAATGAAATTGTTCCACTAACAGAACCACTTAATGTAGTTATCGTTCCACTCACAGAACCACTTAATGTGGTTATACTTCCACTAATAGACCCACTTGTTACAACAA